AAGCACTTTCAAAATATGTTTCAAAATCTGTTAGTGCTACTTGGACCATTGTGCCAGCATCGTTGACTACCACTCTGTCAGCATCTGCTAACGTTGTTGAAGTTGCTGCTGTATCACCATCGACAATGTTGAGTTCTGTAGCTGTTGAAGTTACACCGTCTAAAATATTAAGTTCAGCAGCAGTAGAAGTAATAGCAGTACCGTTAAAGTTAATAGCATCTACATAAGCTATACCATCTACATAAAGGTCTTTCCACTCAGAACCACTTGCACCTAAATCGTAAGTATTATCAGCACTTGGTAAAAGATTAGAAGCTACGTCAGCACTGAAAGCAACTGTATCAGTGGCTGCATCACCAAACGTAAGATTACCAGCTATCGTAGCATTACCGGTAACAGTTAGATTACCACCTACAGTAACGTTACCTGTAGTCGTAACAGTATCTGTGTAAGTATCTTTAAAATATAATGAGCTAGTACCTAAGTCAATATCACTATCAGTAACAGGAACAACAGCACCGTCTGCTATGTATAGCTGTTGTACAGGGCTGCTAGATACTTCTACATAAAACTCAATGTAGTTATTGGTTGTATCAATTAATACTTTATTGTTTGGAGAAGTTTCTCCTGCATCTCCAATTAATCCTATGACAGGTCCTTCGGCTGTTGTGCCATCGTGTTTGTGCCCTGTTGAATTATTAAAAGCGTTTACAATTTGATTATATTCGTTATTAAATAAAGCAGCGGTGATTGTATCACCATCACTCATTGAACTCTGTCTTGTATAACCTGCCATCTATCTTCTCCCTGAAGGTATAAAGTCTATATAAAAACCATTAATTGTATAAGGTGGTTTTGTATCCTCACTTATTATTGTAAAATTGTTACTGTGTCCACTGCCTTGTAAAGCAACTCTTATCATTGGACTTTCTTCTCCACCAAATACATTGGTTGCAAAAATAGCATCTCCAAATACTGCTGGTGGATTAACCACACCCATATCAAAATTGTTTGGTGGTTGAGGTGTGCTTGTACTACCGTAATCAAATCTAACTTGTACATCAGGTTCTACAACACCTTCAGCACTGGTAGATATTTTCATGTAGTGTAAAGTTTTTAAAGTTCCTAAATCACCGTAATCGTAATCAGGAGTTCCAAACCTTGCTAAAATATTACTACCATCAAAACTATCACCGGAGTCGTGTATGTAAACATATCCGGTAGAAGAACCGTGATAGTATTCTTCAATACCGTTCTCATTAAAACCTGAACTAATTTCAGTTACTTCAAGTCCTCTAATTTCAGACCATTGAAATCCGTTAGGTCTTAGTGTACCAATAATTCCTTTTTTAATACCTACAGCATCAGTATAAAAAAGACGATACTGAGATTTTTCTCTAAGTACCACACTGGAAATTGTATAACTGTTTATATTTTGAGCTAAGTCAGTAAGTATAGGTTGTATAGCTTTACTAACTGTACCTAACTCAACGTCACCAATCCTCGCTGTACCAGCAACCGTTCTTAAGCCATCCGGTGCTAAGAATATCAAGTCACCAGCAATCTCTTGAATACTATAACCTGAAAGACATCCAACGTTTTCAGTAATAGGGTCTATTCTAATATTTGAGCTGTCGTTAATATTAACAAGCTTATGAATACTATTTTCTGCAAAAACAATTAAATCTTCACGGAATCCTTTGACTCCTACTACTTGGTCAGATATTGTTACCGAACCTGCACCACTACCTGTAAAATTATTCGGGTCATTGTAAACACTGTAATAAATGGTGTTTAAATTATTACTGACTCCTGCTGCAATTAAATGGTGGTCGTGGGTTGCAATATGCTTTACTGACTCAGTTCCTGTTACAGTTATTTCTTCTGCAAAAAATGTTCTTGTACTTAATGCACCAGTACCTTCCATACGAAAAGCATATAGCTTATTAGCACCGTCTGCAATAATAATTTTACCGTAATCATAGTCAGCTCCTTCAAATATTACAAACTGACATTGACCTTGACCGGTTCTAGTAAGTACACTACGACCTGTAAAGGTTGAATAGTTATCACCACTACCTGCTACTGAACTTCTATTTATTTGTAACCATGTAATTCCGTCTTGGCTAAAATAAATACTTGTTCCTGCACAAGCAACAACACCATCTGCATAAGGTGTAACACCTAATATATTTGTTGCACCACCTGTTGGTTGTGTTGCACTGGTGCTTCCAAACTTTGCATAACCATTAATTCTTCTGTATCCACCTTCGATAGATACTTCAAAGTTTCTAAGTTCTCGTGCTGCTCCGGGAGTTTTAAGTAAGTCTATTTGGTTTGCTGACTTTACTAAGCCTCCATCACATGCAACGGTATATGGTTGTGAACGTGCCATAAATTAAAAATATCTTCTATCGTCTGTCATCACTCTTGGAGTCGGATTCATAAGATTAGACTTCATATGTTTCATAGCTTTCTTATAATCGTCCAAAGCAAAGGCAGCTTGTTGTGGGCTTTCTTTAAATTGCCACACATAGTAACGCACACGTGATGTTATAACGTTACTGTATTGTTCGGGAAAAACTATAGTGTCTCCATGTGCACTAAGTTTTGTTGGTTTGGTAAACGCATAAAAATGTACGTTATACACTTTATCAGGAATTGGACTTAAGCCAAACTTTCTTGAATCTGGTGATTTAATAACTCGTACTGGCTCACCATAAGCCTGTCCATTAGCATCGTCTTCGTTTTCACTATCTCTGTAATATCTTTTCCAGTCGTCTAAGTTTACAAACTTTAAACCTTTGGAAACATACGGAGCTGATTCGCCACTAACATTTATTGTAGTAATGTAAAAATCATCCCAGTCTATTGAACCGTAATCGTCTGCGATACTAGAACTTCCAGCTTTAAGCAGATACCATCTTGTACCTGCTACAGTTGCTACCGTTACATTACCGTAAAAAGGGTCGGTAGCACCACTAACACCTGCTGAAAAGAAAGGTAATTGTGGTTCTTGATTTGCTATATCAAATATAGATTTATTGACTGCATCTTTTACAAACTGTTGAAGACCTGTAGCATTTGCAAAGTTTGCAGAGGTTAGAGGTATTTCGTTGAGTTCTCTTAATACTTCGTTAGTTATGTCAAGATATGTTGTAGCCATTTAAAAATCTCTTAGTTAGCTTTAGCTTTTGGGCAATCACCGTGTTTGTAAGAAGGTTGAACTGAATTACCTTTAACGTAGCCACCGTGTCTTTTAGTTACTCTATCAATAACTTTATTTGCTCCTTCTTTAGCACTATCAATACCTTTTGAAACAGGATTATCACCTATAGTTTTTTTTAAGCCTTCTGAAACAACTGTAGCTCCTGCAGTTTCTACTGCTACTTTAGTTTTTAATGCTTTGTTTAAAGCTTGTTTAAATATATTAGCCATTATTTATTCCTATAAAAAAGTGGAGGAGTCCGAAGACTCCCCCGAGTTGGTATTAGTCAATACCGTAGAAAGCTGATACTAAAGCTTCACCTCTAAGTACTTTCGCACCGTAAACGTGAAGACCTCTAACGATATCACCAAAACTTGAAGGGTCACGAAGAACCTCAGTTGAGACGATAGTTTGAGCAGTAGCAGTAGATGAGATATGTCCAGCTAAACATTTACCAGCAGCATTAGATGTGCTTGCAATGTTGTTAGATTTGTACATATCAAATCCTCTTAGTTTTCCACTTGATACTAAGCCATTTCTGACTGAGCCTTGACCAGCATTGTAGTCAACAGACAAAAGCTTTGAGCTAGACTGTGAAAGTTGCTCATAGAAGTCAGGACTTGCAACAAACCAACGACCTTCTTCAGGTACGTTTTGCTCGTCTAATAGTCTTGCCATTCTAGCCATAACGTCTATTGGGTCATGCTCACTTGTGCCAAAACCAATATCAAGGTTACCAGTACCATCAAATGTACCAGCTGCTAAATCAGTAGCGTTATCACTACCTAACACATGGTCAGGTGATGAAGATGATACACCACTAAACATTGCTGCTAAAACAGCTGCATCAAAAGAATCTTTTAATGCGTAAGCAGCAGAACTAGAAGCTACTTCTTTAAAGTTGACGTGTGACATTTTAGTCTCAATATCATCTACGATGAATTTGAAAGCTTTTGCACTATCAACAACCAAAGTAAGTTCTTGGTCTGTTAGTTTAGTTTGAGTTGTATCGCTACCTCTTGTGTAGTCATACACAGAAATAACGGGTTCTTTGATGATTTTAACTGAGTCTCCGTAAGCTGAAATTTCACCGGCATAGTCGGTGTTAGTAATAGCTTCTACAACCGAAGACTTCCTAAAAAAGTTTAAAACCTTTTTAGAATAAATCGAAGGTAGGAAGAAACTATTAGTTTGTCCAGCTACGGAGTTAGCAAAGTTAGCATCAGTATCGGTTGAAGGTTCAAAATATTGAGCCATGATACTATTCTCCTATAGTTTAAAATTAATAATTATTTGCTAATTCTGCCCTCGATCATAGCTTGACTTATTTCGGCTTCGTGCCGGTCAAACTCATCCATTGACATATTAGCAATCTCCTTTTCAGTCCAAACTTTCTCCTGCTTTGGCTCAACCGCAGTTGTTTTGGTTGAAACCATATCAGCAGCAGACTTTCTAGACTGCTTAGAATTTGACTTCTTCGGTGCAACATCCATACCAATATCACGTTTAAATAAATCTAAAGCTCTTGAAGCTAGATCAGCATCGTCAGCATTGTTGTATACCCAATCTTGGATAGACTGTGGCTGTTCTTTTGCCCAACCATGAAAATCATCACTGTTGCGAATATCTTCAAAGTCAGGATGCTTATCCATCAATCGCTTTTCAGCATCTTTACGAACTAACTCTCTTTCACGATTTTGTAAATGCTCCAACCTTTGCTCTAAGACTTTAGTTTTTTCTTCAGCTTGAAGGTGTGAAACAGTTTCTACAACTTCGTAAACATCAGGATACTCTTTAGCAAACTTTTCTAAGTCTTCAGCAGATTTAGGAGCTTTGTAGTTTGGTCTGTTTTTAGCAGCTTCTTCTAATAGCTCTTGTTCTCTTACTTTAAACTCATCAAGTTTAGAGTCATAATGCTTTTTCAAGTCATCGTAACGTTTCTTGTAGTCAGGTCGTTTATAAGGTTTATCTTTTTTAACTTCCTGTTCTACAGTTTCTTCAGTAACAGGTTCTGTGCTTTCAGTTGGTTTCTCAAAAAAGAGTCCGTCTGCATTGTCACGTTCTTCTATTCCTGTATGCCATGATTTATTTTTATTGTAAGGATTGGCATTTTCCTCTTGTTGTACTTCAGTAGTCATATTCTTTTCTCCTACTAAGGGCTTCGTTTAACAAGGTAGCTGCGATGTGCACTTGCAGGGCTTGTCTTGTAAAGGTAGCCTTTCGGTTTTA